ACAATCTTTTCTCTCCAGCCATCTCGACAAAGTTGTCTAAGATATTCGTCTGGATCAGCATTATTGGGACATTCAAACGTTGGAAGGGATGGCTTGCTCAATATATTGTATTCTTCACATAGCGAGTCTACATACAAAGTGTTTTCGATCTCTTCTTCTGTATGAATATCACTCATCTCTTCTGGAGATAGTATGTGATAATTATCTGACTGAAAAAAACAACTCAATGGAACATCTTGATTAGCTAATAGCTTTTTATTCACATCTACTAAAGTAGTCTTCAGATTGTTACATAGTAGAATTCTTTGGTCTATGGCGTCTTCTTTTGTGCAATAATGAGCATCTGGTGTGCATATTACTTTTGTTTTTGTTTTACTGCCCAAAGAACGAACAAAATCTGTTATGTCTCTTTGTGCAGGATTGAGTGCTTGGTCCATAAGCTGTGCTTCTAAAAAGAAGTTCTCTTGACCAAATATTTCTTTCATTTTAGCTACAAAATCTATACCTATCTTATCCATTGTTCCAGACTGGTTTTCTAATAGATCTGGCAAGAGAGATCCCAAATGACCACAGAACCCTATAATATTCCCATCCAAAAAATTAGCTAGTCTGTCCATACTAATTCTTGGCTTATGATAAAAATTTTCTTCTTTATTGGTTTCGGAAGCTATTGAGATTAAATTACGCCACCCCTTTAAATTCTTCGCCAATACTAAAAAATGACTAAGCTTGCTATTTTCTTTAGTTTTGATGTTAGAATCTTCATGGGAAATATAAAGTTCACAACCTAGTATTGGCTTTATATTTTGAGCTTTAAGAGCTTGGAAAAATTGAACACATCCAGAAATAGAACCATGATCAGTTAATGCACACGATTTAATCCCAGTGTTAGCACATCTTTGAGCAATCTGATGAGGCTTGCTGATACCGTCCAATAGGCTGTAGTGAGAGTGTGTATGCAATGCGGCATAAGTTTTAGTCATACTGTTCCTGGGGCCTTGTATAATCCAATAGAGTGTTTCGGGTGCTTGTACAAGTTCATTGTAGTGTCGATTCCGTAAAGATCAAGATCATGTTTTACCTGTTCACACTTTGTCATGGTTTGGCCAACAGAGCATGTTTGACCGTCTCTATATTCTGTTATAGGAGTGACATTAGTATTGTCAAAAGTTGTTTTGCCAAAATGACATAATTTGTTACACATCCAGCTTTTATGTAATCTGGGTTTTTTAGTATTTTTAATAAGTTCGTACTTAGCCCTCAGCATGTTCTCTGTTTCTGCTAAGTCAGAATCATTAAAACATATAGTAAATGGACCTCCATCATTAATAAAATAAATAGAGAACATTATATGGTTAATCTTAGGATATAAATGCTTAATAGCATAATGATATATTCTTAATTGAGGATCTCTTTCCAATTTTTCTTGAGTCTTTTCTTCTCCTGTAGCCCAGTCAAGTCTCCTACCAGTTTTCCAGTCTATAATTTCTATGGTGGTATCATTAACCAGAGTTATTAGGTCAATAGTTCCCTTAAGAGCTAAATTACCAGTAATCTTCTTATCTTCTACATCATACGAATATTTAGCCCATGGTTTAGATATCTCAAAGTCAAAGTGTTGTTCTGGACATAGAACATTTCTATTTCTAGGATCAAACATCCCATTGTTAAACTCGATTGCTTTATATACCCAAGCCCGACAATCTTTTAAGTCTTTGGGAGACCATTTATGGTGCTGTGTTTGTTGAGTATAATAATCGTAGACTTTATCAATAATTTCATCCAGATTATAGCTATGTACATTTATTAAACCAAAGACATCGTCTTCTACAGTGTCTAGATTGTCTTGTTGTGCCTTTTTAATAACTGCTAAAATTTCTAGAACTTTATGAGTTATTGTTCCTTTATCTGCCTTTTGACCAGACGGACCCCGCCACCCTAGTACATATTCAGCAAAATATTGCTGTTCACAGAGACTATGAGTATTGTAAGAAGAACTTCTAAAGTATGTTATTATCATGTAGTGAGTCCTAAGAGGTTTTCTAGTAATGTTTTAATTTGAGACACCTGATCATATATTGACGAATTAACATTATCTATAACGTAATCAAATTTAGACCAGTCAAATTTATCTTTATCTAATATGGATTCGCTAAGATGATCAGAATTATGTGGATTTCTAGTTAGTCTTAATACTTTGCCACCAATATTTTGAATTGACTCAACCTCGTTAGGAAAACGACAGTCTGTAATTATAGCAATATCTGGTTTTTCTCTGACTATTTTAGAGATGGTTGCTTTTACCCAAACGTCAGGATCTAATTTACGAAATATGTCCGTTCCTATAATTTGCATAGCATCTCTGCCAGACAGCTGCTTGTTTTCCCATTGCAAATGTGTGGTTTGATTTTTTTCATCATCACTACCATAACATTGATTATATTCCAATCCTAGAATATTCATGCAAATGTCTTGTTTTAAAACATCTGCAAAGTTATATATTTTGATTTTACTATATAGTTTTTGCAATAAGCTTTGGGCATTAATATCTGTCTTTGGTATTATGTGTGGTTGAAATAATCCTTCGTACTCTTTATTTCCGCCAAAATCAGAAAGTAGTATCTGTCCTTCGTCGTCTAGTAATACCTTTTCTGCCAAGCCTAGTTTAGACAGATGCAGAGATAATATAAAGTTACCAGCTGTTGTTTTGCCGGATTGTTTTCGTCCAGATATACCTAGCACTATCATATAGAGTATCCTTGTAGTTGTGGTAAAATATATTCATGAATATCTTTTGTAGACATTTCTGCAATATCGTTTGCTGTTAACTTAATGTGTTTAATGTTATATGTTCTACAACATTTTTCTTCTATATTCTTAGCAGCAGCCTCGCCAGCCTTATCATTATCCATAATTGTTACTATGTTCATGGCTCCAGAAATATCTAATAACATCTTTTGCTTGTGACTTAATGATGCTCCAAAGATTGCCACAGAATTATGTATTCCTGCTTCTTCTAGTCTCCATACATTTCCAGGACTTTCTACCAGAATCACAGTATGAGAAGACGAGATATGCTCTTTAGCGAACCAATAATTATACAAATACTCTTGTGTTTTAAAGTTTTTATTATGTCTCCATTTACAGTACTTCCATACCTCATTGTCAGATGGGCAATCTGATTCGGTTTTATGGAATCCTCCACATTTGATACATTTATTATAGAAGGTTCGTCCAGTACAACCTGTCATATTTTGACCACTATCATCATAAACAGGAACCACCGCCCTGTCACACATTTCCTTGTTAGGATCTAAGCAGTCTCCAACGTCATATTTGCGCAATACGTCCTCACTGAAGCCCCTATTTAAAAAGTATTGAGATGGAATAGACAGAGCTTTAACCACAGATGATCTGGGAACAGTACCAAGATTTATTGGCCTATCATTTGATTGAATATTTTTTATGGCATTTATAAAAGTAGATTTTTCTTTGGCTCTTTTTGAGACCTTGATATTGGCCAAATCAGACTTACTAAAATCAATAGCAAACTCCAGAGCTTCACCAAAAGATACTACTGGATCTCCTGATTTAGACCATCCCTTTTCATGAGACAAACAACCTCTAATAAACCCAATAATAGACGACTTAAAAATTTCTTCACATTGATGGGTTCTGCATTTCCAGTTACCTCTATAAGAGTCTCCTTGATGATACAGATTAAACGCGGAGTCGTTATCTCCTCCGTGGATTGGACAACTCATGATAACCATTTTATCAAGCATTCTATAAGATGTTATTCCGAGATGACTGAGTAAATTCTCTATATCATCACAGACCACATCAGATAGATGCTTTAATTGATGCTGATCATACGAATGGTATTTCTTCTGCTTCTTCTTCATTATATTCATTGTTACTAACTATAAATCCATCTTTTTTGGTCTGAACGTTGTTAACTAATTCTAAACGAGTTTTACCTTCTACTATTTTGGCACACCAACCCTTCATGTGACAATTAATATAATCATTATCGTCTAATCCTCCTCCGTGACGACTAATTAATGGCACTAACTTACGATTCCCATTATCTGGACCATCTTCAGCAATCTCCTCATCTGACTTTCTTTTAAAGATAGTGAAATTGCTACAGAGCCAAATGATTCTGTCTGATCCGCTAGCGGTATCTGTACTTTCCTTGGAAATACCGTCTCTGTTTAATTGTATAAAGGCTACTATTGGTACCTTATATTTAACGGCAAAGTTATGTAATGATGTCATCATGAAGCCAAGAACCTGATATTCTTTCATGTCTTGAGAGATACCGGCAGAGTCCATGAGCTTTAGATAGTCATAAAAAATTACGCACTCTTTAGCTGTGCCGTCATCATTAAGTCCAACCTCTTTAACTATCCACCTCCTCATTAATGCTAATTGTTCTTCGAATGATTTGCCAGCAATACTATGATGATACAGTCTACTGGCTTTTAATTCAGCTACAGCTGCTTGCATTTTAGACATAGATCCTGGAGTATCTGCAAACTTACCAGTTTCTATTTTGGATATTTCTAGTTCTGATGACATAGCAAGAATACGATGAACGTGGTCTTCCCTAGTCATTTCAGTATCCATATTCAATACTGGTATTTTTAACTTACTAGCAATATAATAACCCATATTGTCTGATAGTAATGTCTTGCCCACCTTTGGTCTGGCCGCTATTACATTAACTGTTCCACGACGCAAACCCCCTCCAATAGACTGGTCATAAACTGGAAATCCTGTAGATATACCAATTTGATCTACTTTATGTTCTTGCAAAAACTTAATATAATCATCAATGTCTTTGCCTATAGAAGATGGAGAAGAATCACCGTCAGTTGACAAAGAAGAAGAGAAATTAAAGATAGACTCTTCTGCTATACCTATAATAGAAGATATATTCTCTGACCCAGTAACATCTAATAGTTGTTCCTGAGCATTCTCTAGTTCTTTATGTAGTAATCTGGCTATTTCTAGCTTCTTGATTTTGGCAGCAAACTTCCTAACGTTTTCTAGATTAACTGGAAAATCGAATATAGCTTTTAAGTGCTGCGCTTCCTCTTTTTTGGATAAAACGTCTGATAGTCCCAACTCTTGGGCAGACGAGTAGATAGATGCTAGATCTAGTTTAGTCTGAGGATTTTTATCACAGATATTCTTAATGCATTTATAAATTATTTGATTGCTGTCAATAGTAAATGCGCCTTCTTGGATTATATCACAAATATCCAAGTAGGCATCTTCACCATACTTCAATATACCGCTCAGTACCGCTCTTTCTGCGGAAGGATCACATAAAATCATAATTACCCTGCTTGAGTTGAACAGTTATTACATTTGTATCTTGAGGCGCCCTCAAATATTAAACCAGGACTAACAATCTCTGTCTTACCACAAATTCTGCATGTTACTTGTACTGGTTCAAACTCTCTCATTCTTGCTACCGGAGGATGTTTTGATAGCTTTTTGTCTATTGAACTATCTTCTTTATGCATACTAAACTCTGGCATTTTAGCAAATTTATTTACCGATTCTTCGCTATCATTTTGAGTCCTGCCTCTTTGACGACTCTTTGTCTTCATTTTAGACTTTGAAGATTTGGTTTCTGTCTTTGCTTCTTGTTCAGGAGTTTGGTCATTGGGCAATAGACTTTGTAGTAGGTTTATTAACAACTTAACATTTTCTGGATTATTTAGCACTTCTTTAGGATCCATGACTCACCTTTGCTCTTTGAATGGACAACATGATATCAGATAAATTCTTTAAACTATTTGCTATATAAGATAGTCTGTCACTTCTTTGCTTAGCATACTTCTTAATACTGCTCAAAGACTGTGCTTTATCATTATGCTTTATGGCTTGTAAAGATTTTTCAATATAGCCATATCCTTTATAATTATTCACTTCATCCGCTATTGTCTCTTTAATAGACTCTTCAGCCCAATTCTGTCTGGCAATTTCTCTGTTAATTGTTCTTTGAACATGAAAAGCAAACTGTCCAAGTCTGTAGGATATTTGAGCACAATCTTCTGGAGATAGCTTCTCAATTTCATCACGAGACATTGTTAAATATGTGTTCATTTCTTGTTCTGACACACCATATGATTGAGCATACTCTGGCAGCGAAATACTCTTTTCGTATTCGTCAAGCACCTTATCCCAGTGTTGTAAATCTTCTTTCGCACTTCTATTCATTGTTGGTAATCCTTTGTTCCCATACTTCTGGAGATTCCATATATCCTAATACTATATATTTGATTCCATTTTTTTCACACCATTCTTGTTTATCATGATCTCTTTTTTGAGACTTGAGAAAAGAAATTCTAGAATTATGATAGAATGGTATGAACTTATAATGCTGCTCTCCATGCACTTCTACCGACATCTTTAATAGAGGAATATAAAAATCTAAATACAAAGTTTCCGATTTACGCAATGGTACTGGAACTTCCTCCAGTATTTGCATGGTTGGAAAATTTTTAGTCAGAATCTTTCTGGCTTCCAGATGAAAAGATGACTTATTTTGCATTTTACCCTTCGCAATGTAACCTGTCAAGTGCCAAGAATGAGAATTCCCATCCAAATCGACTATATTCATTTATTAATTCCTAATACTTCTTTTACAGCATTTTCAACAGTAGCATAAGCGGTAGGATTTTCTAATAGATAGTTTCTTACCTTTTCTGACCCTTGGAATTTAGGCTTATCCTCTAATACGGTAATAGTATACCAAGCACCACCCTTATGAATAATACCAACATCGGAAGCTAGATTGATAATTTCGGTACATTTATCAATACCCTGACCGTATCTAATATAACTGGTTGTTGTTGCTCCGGGTGGTCCCAATGCTGAACATATAACTTGCCATTCTATCTCTTGTCCTATTTGAGTATTATCGGTACCCAGCAACCAAGGCTTGAATGTTTTTGCTCTGAGTTTGATATCAGTCTGATATGCGATAGCTTGCCCAGACTTTTCTTTAAATTCTGCACCATAACCAGTTGGATTACCCATTAAGTGAGTAATACCAATAACGATATTCTTATTAACAGGAATAACATTAGCGACTTTACGACAAAACTTAGCCAAAAGTTTAGCCCCGTCTGCTCTTTGCATTTTATCCATATCAGATGTAATTTCTGCTTCTGTACA